GATTCAGACCAAAGAATAACAATAGGTGCTTTATATTATACTCCAGGCGATTATTACCAATCAAGTTTTGATGGCAAAATAGATCAACTTCGTGTATTTACTAAAGCTCTAACATCATCAGAAGTTTCAACACTATATGCAGAAACGGCTTCTACAGCAGAATCATTAGACCCATTATCAGAAGATACAACAGACACACTACAAGTACTTGGAGATAGTTCTTGTATTGCTACTTATCAGTTTGAGAATGATGAAACAGATTTAAGTGGTAACTATGATGGAACTGGAACATCGATTCAATATGCAGCAGGAAGATATGGACAAGCAGCAAGTTTTAATGGTAGTAGTAGTGGAATTGATTTACCTAATTTAGGTATAAGCGGTTCGCAATCAAGGACAGTTTCATTTTGGTTTAATCTTAATACCACACCTTCTGGAACTGAACAGTTATATAGTCAAGGTACTAATAATTTAAAAGAAGCATTTAATATACAATTAACATCTTCAGCAAAAGTTCAAGTAAGTTATGCAGGTAGGGAGTGGGATTCAACAACAGCATTATCTACAGGTCAATGGTATCACATTTTAGTTACCTATAATGGCGGAAATATTGAAACTTCTTCAAATACTGAAATATATATTAATGGTACAGAGGAAACATTAGTTAGTGGAGGGGGTTCATCAACAGGTAGTGCAAGTACATCAAACACAAGCTATTCATTAGGGTATAGAACAAATATATCTACATTATATGTAGATGGTAAAATAGACCAAGTAAGAGTATTCAATAAAGCATTATCAGCAAGTGAAGTAACTACATTGTACGAAGAAAACTCACTTGTAGCTTCTTATAGATTTGAAGGAAATGCAAATGATGATATGAGAGCTTATGACGGTACCGCAAGTAATGTTACTTATGAGTATGGACTGAATTTTACTCCTGATTTTGTTTGGACTAAAAGAAGGGATTTAGCTGCCGACCATAATTTAGTAGATTCTACAAGAGGCATAGGACCAAATGGCACTCTTTATGCTATATCACCAAACTTAAATGGTGCGCAAACAGATTCAGCAAACAATGTAAAATCATTAGATTCAGGTGGTTTTACAGTTGGAGGTACTGGAACAAGAACAAATGCAGATGGTTATGATTATGTATCGTGGTGTTTAAAAGCAAACGGAGGAACTACAAGTAGTAATACAGATGGAAGTATTACAAGTACAGTACAAGCAAACACAGATGCAGGATTTAGTATTGTAAAATATACTGGAACTGGTACTTCAGGAGCAACTGTTGGTCACGGACTTTCAGCTAAACCTGAACTAATAATTACTAAAAATTTAATAGATTCAGTAGATTGGAATGTAAAAGAATTTAGCACAATGACTGATGACAAAGATAGATTAGAACTTAACGAATCTTTTGCTATATTTACTGCTTCATCAGGGACATTTATACTTTCTACAACTAATAGTACAACTATAGGTTTAGGTAGTAGCTCAAGGACTAATGGAAGTGGTGATGAAATGATTGCCTACTGTTTTCATTCAGTCGATGGCTTTTCAAAGATTGGCTCATACACAGGTAATGGTTCTGCAAATGGACCAATTATAGAAACAGGTTTTGAGCCTGCTTTTATAATGGTTAAAAGGACAAGTAATGCTAGTGATTGGTCAATATTCGATAATAAAAGAAATTTAACAAACCCTAGAGATTTAGTTTTAGCGCCTAACCTTACAGATGCAGAGCGAACTTATGGTCCAGTAACATTTTTATCAAATGGATTTCAACAAACTAATACTAATGGAGGTTTAAATAGTAATGGAGATACATTTATCTATATGGCATTTGCTGCAGACCCTGACACAGAAGCACCAACAGTAGCAAAAAGTTTTAGTACAGTTACTTATACAGGTACAGGTGCAGACCCATTAGTAATTGATGGTTTAGGATTTAAACCTGGACTTGTGTGGATAAAAACAAGAGACCAAGCAAGAGAACATATATTATCTGATATAGTTAGAGGACCAAATAAAGAAATATCATCTAATGATACATCTGCTGAAGAAGCAAGAGGAGTAAAATCTTTTGATGATGATGGATTTACATTAGACAATGCAACTTTTAATTATAATAACAATGGAGAAGATTATGTTGCTTGGGCGTGGAAAGCTGATGATAACGAACCGACAATAAACACAGAAGGAACTATAGAATCACTTGTTAGTGCAAATGCTAATGCAGGATTTAGTATTGTGAAATATGAAGGAAATGGTACTTCAGGAGCAACTATCGGTCACGGATTATCATCAACACCTGAAATGATTATTGTAAAAAACTTATCAAGTTTATCGGCTTGGCCAGTATTTCATACAGGTTTAGGTGCAACAAAATATTTAGCTTTAAATCAAACATCTATTGAATCAACTGCATCAAATGTTTGGAATGATACTTCGCCAAATTCAACAACATTTACTGTTGGAAATTGGGGACCTGTTAACACAAATGGGGATGAGCATATCGCATACTGTTTCCATTCAGTATCTGGATATAGCAAGATTGGAAGTTATACTGGAAATGGTGGTTTTAAAAGTATTACAACAGGATTTCAACCTGACTTAATTATATTTAAAAATGCAACTGGATTTACAGGTAGTTGGGTACTACAGGATTCTGTAAGAGGCACAACCAAATATCTTAAAGCTAACACTTCGCAAAATGAATTAACAGAAAATCCTAATTTAACATTTACTTCAACAGGATTTACTTTAAATAACAATTGGACAGAGTGGAATCGTGATGGAGAAACAATTTTATACGCAGCATTTAAAATAAACTAATGATAAATGATTAAAAAATAATAAAATGAATGGATTTGAACCAACAGTATTAGGTATAATAACAGTAATAATGACAATATCAGAAATTAATTCTGTATTACAAGGATTGTTAATAGTGGTAACTACAATTTATACCTTAATAAAGATCCATCAACTATTAAATAAAAAATAATTAACTTTATTAAAAATTACAATTATGAAAAACTTTTTAAATAAAATTTGGGAAGGTATTAAAGATGCATTTTGGCTACAAGTACCTTATATTATTTACTCAACAGTATGGTTATTATTAACTATGTTTTGGGCAACAGTATTCTTAAAGTGGTTTATGAATAAATATTATTAAAATGAAGCTATCACAAAATTTAACATTAGCAGAAGCTATAAGATCTGAAACTGCAAAACGTAAAAGACTAGACAATACACCTAGCGGTATTATAATAGACAACCTAAAACTAACAGCAGAAAAGATATTTCAACCTATACGTGATCACTTTAAAAAACCTATCTATGTATCTAGTATGTATAGATGTGAAAGGTTAAATTCTATGGTTAACGGATCAAAATTCAGCAAACACATAACTGGTCAAGCTATAGATCTAGACAACGATGGTACTGATGTATCTAATAAAGATATATTTTATTACATAAAAGACAATTTAAAGTTCGATGTATTAATATGGGAATATAATGATGATAGTCCTAGTTGGGTACATTGTAGTTATGTAGAGGGTTTAAATAGAGGTTTAGTATATCGCAATACAAATTTAGGTCTTATAGAGTTTAAAGAACCTAAAGTAGAAAAACCTAAAAAAGTAAAGTATGAGCAAAGAAAGAAAAAAGTTCAAAGAGACGAAACTAGGTCAGTTCCTACTAGGGAAGTCGGGGGTGTTTCAGAGTCTAGCGGAGACAATACCTGATAAAGGCGTATTAGGCGTTTTAAAGAACTTAATTCTTAAAGACGATACATTACCCCAACCCGATAAAGAAACAGCCTTAAAGATGCTTGAAATTGAGTTAGAGGAGATGGATGCAGTTACTCGTAGATGGGAAGCTGATGCAATGTCAGATTCGTGGCTTAGTAAAAACGTAAGACCTATATCGTTAGTATTTTTAACTTTAGTATATGCTACAGGGTTTTTTTTAAACTATGATCTTACTATTATAAATCAATTACTTCTTTTAGTTTATGGAGCATATTTCGGATCACGTGGTCTAGAAAAAATAAGAAAGCTCTAGTACAATATAGTATTATACAATATATTATTATACTATATAGTACAATACAATATAGTACAGTTTTTTATATATTTATATAATGAGACAAAAATTAATCAAAAAAATTGATCGGATATTTAGCGAATACATACGAAGAAAACACGCTGATAAAAAAGGGTATTGTACTTGTATAACTTGTGGTAAGAAACATATATGGAATAGTGGTCAGATACACGCTGGTCATTTTGTTAGTAGGAGATTTTTAGTAACTAGGTATGATGAACGTAATGTTTACCCCCAATGTGCATACTGCAATAATTGGCTAGCAGGTAATCAATATACCTATGGTAAACGTATAGATGAAATACACGGTAAGGGTACGGCAGATGAATTAATGCTATTATCTAAACAAACAATTAAAATACAAAATTACGAATTAGAAGAAAAACATTTGTTTTATAAAAAAAATTTGATAACTTTGAAGAAACAATTATAAAAATGTACACACAAAACGATTTAAATATTATAAAAACACAAGCTAATGGCTTTGTGAATGACCAATTAAAATGGCAACGACTACAAATAGAATCTCTACAAAAAGAGTTATCTAAGGAAAAACAAAAAAACAAAAGACTAGAAGAACTTCTAGCATACGCAGATAAATTTAACTTAATAAATACATAATGAGTTTAGCACAAAATCAAAACAGACAATCAACTATAGACTGGATCGAAGAAGGTAAAACTTGGTCTGGTAAAGATGGAACAGAAATGAAAGAATATAAAGTATCACTAAAGAATGGTGATATACCAGTATTTAACTATCCATCTAATAAACCGTACCCATTTGCAAAAGGTGACAATGTTACGTACCTTTTGAACGAAAGAATGGTAAACAAAAAAATAATTCAAAACGGTAAACAAATGAAAAAAGTAGAAAATAATCAACCTACAAACACAAGTACAAGTACAGAATCTTTAACACAGCAACAAAGTATAGCATTATCGGTTGCATCTAAGTTAGGTTTTGAAACTGTAACTAGTGATGCTTGGCAAAAAACTTTATCACTAGAAGGTGAAAATAGAGCGAAAGCGCAAAGCGAATTACTAAGTTCTATAGGACAAGTAACAATAGCATACTATAATTTACTAACAACTAAACCGCAAAACAATGGCACAAAATAGCGATACAATATTTGTAAATGGACTTTATACATACACAAATGATAAACATTATATTGTTTGCAAATGCAGTTTAAACGTAGAAAAGTTTAAAGAGCAATTAGAGGAAAAAGAAATAGTAAAACACATTAAAGAAAATGAAGGTTATCTTAAATTTGTAACTATGATTTCGAAAAAAACTGGTAAGCCATATAGCAAAATAGAAGATAATAGTTATAAAGAAATAACTAGTAAGCAACACAGTCCAGATCGAAACGAGGATGTAGTAATACCGTCAACACAAGACGCATCTAATAAAGATGAAGATGACGGACTCCCATTCTAATACAGTTTCTTTAAGTTCTCAAGTTAGTAGACTGAATGACATTCGTAATGGTAAGATTAAGGAAGGTCTACGACTTGGAATACCAGAGATAGATGAGTACTGGAGATTTAAGTTTAGTAACTTTAATGTAGTACTTGGACACGCATCAACTGGAAAAACAACCACATTACTTTATTTACTTTTATTATATGCTGTTAAGTATAATCTTAAATACTTAATATATTCAGCAGAGAATGAACCTAGTAGTATAAGTAAAAAGCTATGTGAATTTTTAGTTGGGTTACCATTTAATAAGATACCAGATAAGGTATGGAAAGATAAGATTAAATGGATTCATCAACACTTTAGATATGTGAACATAGAAGAAGTATATACATCTAGCGAATTATTGAGACAAGCAGAAGAAATTAAAAAGACATTTGATTACCACGCTTTATTAATAGATCCATACAATTCACTTATAAGAGATAAAGAGTTAATGAAAACATACGGTGGTCACGAATACGACTACGCAGTTATGGGAGATTATAGATTGTTTACTAGACGAAACAAGTGTTCTATATATTTAATTACACACGCTGTAACAGAATCACTAAGACACAAACACCCTAACGGACATAAGTTTGAAGGATATATACAACCACCAAGTGCAGGATCAGCTGAAGGAGGGGGTAAGTTTTTAAATAAATCTGATAATTTTCTAATATTACACAGGTATACAAATCACCCAGAATACTGGACAAATACATATTTAGCTATAATAAAAATAAAAGAGATAGATAGTGGTGGTAGACCTACACCGTTAGAAAATCCTATAGAGTTTAGATCATTAGCTAACAATGTAGGTTTTAGTATTAACAATAAAAATTTATTACATTTAATAGAAAAGCGTGATTCTTGAAATAGCATATAAGAAACATAAAGATTG